CTGCAGGGACGGCCCAAGCAAGCCGGCACCGTTATCCGGATTCCGGCACGAGAGGTCGAAACCCTCATCGCCAATGCCGTTCGAACTCACCTCCGTCAGCCCCCTGAGATCGACGACACAGTCCTTATCAATACCCATGTCGTGCGGGTTGAGGTTCAGCCGGATCAACTCGTTATCGAACTTGCTGACAGCGGTGGTGCCAAATCCAAACGGACGCAAAAACACCGTCACGTGATCGAAGTGCCGTGGCGCAAAACACCATCAACCCGGCGCCGCGAAGTGCTCGTTCCCGTGTCCGGAGCGACGGAGGCCCGACCCATCCGTTCCGAAAGCCGCGCGCTGCTGGTTGCATCGATTGCGCGGGGGCGCCGTTGGCTCAAGGAACTCATGACCGATCCCCAGTCCAGCACCGAAACCATCGCAGGCCGCGAGGGCTGCAGCGTCCGTAAGATCAACAAGACAATCTCTCTCGCCTTCCTCGCGCCCGACCTCGTCAAGGCGGCCATTGATGGACGGCTCCCGCACGGTATGGGACTTGCCCGTCTCGCCGACCTGCCCGCGGAATGGTCCCGTCAGCGCCAGATGCTTGGTCTTCCCGTGTGGTAGCCACCACATCAGGACCAGTCTTCATCCAGGAGCAATCTGCATCGGGGAAACGGGATTCCTCGGCCCAGAGACAAACCTCCCAAAATCGCCGTCAGGCCAGAAAGGTCTCCGCGGAGACCGAAACGCAGCCGCAAGATCCCGCCAATTGCGGCCTCCTCGGCCGTCTCCGGGAAATCTCGCGGTTCGAAAGAGTGCGTGGTGGGGCTGGAAGGACTCGAACCTCCAGCCAGAGCGTTATGAGCGAACCGCCGGCGGGGCGGGAAGGCGAATTTTTCCGGCCTACACTTTCGACTGGACTTCCAGCCCAAGAAGAGCGTGCATGCAAAATAGACAGGACTGCCGAGACCTCGGTGTCCACGCCCCTGAGCCCGGCTTTGTCCGGGCCTGAGGTGGTGGAAGGGCCCATTTGGGCGCGAGGTCCAACATGAAGGCAGTCCGAAAGCAACCGCAATTGTCTGCCCGCGATGCGGCGACGGCTGTAGCTGCGAATCCACCTGGGCATCATGAGCTGTCCCAACGAATTGCGGCCCTCAATGGGTTGACGGCCCAGCAACTGCGCGACGAGTGGCGCAGGCTCTATCGAGGCCAGCCGCCGCGACTGAGCCGGGACCTGCTGATCCGTACCATCGCCTACCGCATGCAGGAGCTTGTGTACGGGGGATTGAGCAAGGCGACCCGGCGTAAGCTCGACGCGTTGACGAAGGAACTGAAGGTGAAGGGCAGTATCGTCGTCACGCCCGATAAGTCCCTGAGGTCGGGCGCGCGGCTGGTGCGGGAGTGGCGCGGGCGGACGCATACGGTAGTGGTGACGGAAGACGGGTTCGAATACGCCGGAAAAACCTTTCCGTCGCTGACCAAGATCGCACATGCCATCACCGGGGCGCATTGGTCCGGCCCCCGGTTCTTCGGCTTGATCCACAAGCCTGCATCGAATGGCCAATTGCGCCCGGATGCGGCCTCGCTCGATGGGGCGGAGGTGGCCCATGGCTAATCGATCTGCTGCTAGCTCCAATCGTCCCCCGGCAAAACTTCGTTGCGCGATCTATACCCGCAAGAGCAGCGAGGAGGGGCTGGAACAAGATTTTAGCTCGCTCGACGCCCAGCGCGAAGCCTGCGAGGCCTTCATCGCCAGCCAGAAGCGCGAAGGATGGAGCCTTATTGGCCAGATGTATGACGACGGAGGCTTCTCGGGCGCCACGATGGAACGGGCGGCTTTCCAGCGGCTCCTGTCGGATGTGAGCGCGGGCAAAATCGACGTGGTGGTTGTCTACAAGGTCGACCGGCTGACCCGGTCGTTGTCGGACTTCGCCAAGATCGTCGACATCTTCGACCGTCATGCCGTTTCGTTTGTGTCGGTCACCCAGCAGTTCAACACCACGTCGTCGATGGGACGCCTGACGCTCAACATCCTCCTGTCGTTTGCCCAGTTCGAGCGCGAGGTCACCGGCGAGCGCATCCGCGACAAGATCGCGGCCTCCAAGAAGAAGGGCATGTGGATGGGCGGTCAGCCCTCGCTCGGCTACGACGTCAAAGACCGCAAGCTCATCGTCAACACCACGGAAGCCGAGACCGTCAGGCACATCTTCCGGCGCTACACCGATCTCAAGTCCGTCCGGGAGTTGAAGGAAGACCTCGATGCTGCTGGCATTGTCAGCAAGGTCCGCACTGCCTCCGATGGCAGCCGGTACGGCGGCCGGCCGATCGCCCGCGGCGCGCTCTACCTCATGCTGCAGAACCGGATTTACCGTGGCGAGATTGTGCACAAGGGCAAGAGCTATCCAGGCGAGCATGAGGCGATCGTCGAAGAGGCGCTATGGAACAGCGTGCAGGCCATGCTCTCGGAGAACCGCGTCGACCGAGCCCTTGGAGTAGCGGGCAGGGAAGGGAGCCTGCTGACCGGGATTTTGTTAGATGCGCAGGGCGGCCGGATGAGTCCGACGCATGCGAACAAGAGGGGCACCCGCTACCGCTATTACATCTCGCGGTCATTGCTGGACGGTTCGGCGAAAGCCAAAACCCAAGGCCAACGAATCCCGGCCGTGGCCCTTGAATCCCTTGTCGTTTGTCGCATTCGTGGCTGGCTTACCGACCCCGCTGGCATCCTTCGGGCCATTCAATGTACCATATCCGACGCCGTAACCCAAAAGCGCCTGATCGAACGCGCGCGAGACCTTGCTAAGCAAGACCATGACCTCGGCATCGAAGGCCTCCGCGCGTTTATGCGTGGAAGCATTGTGCGCGTCCAAGTCCATGTGGACCACATTGATATCGTGCTGGATCAGGACCGGGTCCGCCGGTGCCTCCTTGATGACGCAGCCGAGCAAGCCGGGCCGATCGACAACGCCCGACCTGAAGCCGATCGCCCAGTGACAACGCTGTCGATTCCGGCTCGCCTCAAGCGCACCGGCAAGGAGATGCGGATTGTAGTCAGTGACAGGTCGGAGCCCACAGTGCCGGACACTGGCCTTGTGCGTCTGCTCGTCCGTGCCAACGCAATCCGCGATCAGCTTCTCGCCGATCGAAGCCTGACGTTCGAGGATATCGCCAAATCCGAAGGCGTCGTTCCGTCCTATGCCACGCGGCTGTTCCGTCTCACAATGTTGGCGCCGGATATCGTCAACGAAATTCTCAGCGGCAGACATCCGCCCGAACTCACGGCCCGCAGGCTCATGGACGACACACGGCTACCGCTCGATTGGAACCAACAGCAACAACGTCTCGGATTTGAATCAGCTCATTGATTGGCAGATGCCTCGCGATCGCGCCGTCGTTGCGAGCGCCGCTTCCGGGCCTGAACGAGACTGACCCGTTTTAGCTCGCATCTGGCCGGCGATTTGCGTGACGGGCTGTTTCGGTTTGCCACCAGGGTCTTATAATTAGGCTCGTTCGCCGCCATCGGCTTCAATTTGGCATGCGCCTTGCCCGCCTTCGTCACCTTGGTCCGTTTGGACCGCTGGGGCGCGGCAGAGGAATCAAAATGGGCAGTCTCGGCCATCTCAAGCCCGAACAGGGCGCCGACATCGCCGTGGTCGAGTACTTTCGCAGCATAGGGCGTTGCTTTCGATGGCGGAAGATCTCCGGCATTTGCGATCAGTTCGTTTTCATCAACGCCGCGCAGCACGAAGAGAAGCTGAGGCTTTTCGTCGAGCCTGGCTCCGATGCCGTAGAGCGCCGCTGCAACGTGCTTGCACATATCGGCCCAGTCCGGACAGCTACAGGAGAGTTTGATCTCGCCTGGCGACGGAAACAGGCCATCGCCTTCCCGGCAAACCCGATGCATGACGCCCTTGGCCAAACGACCCTGCAACAATTCGATCAGCGAGTCGATTGTTCCCGCACAATCGCGGCAGATCGCTTTCCAACGGGAAATCTTGACCGGCGAGATGGCGATAGTGATCCTGTAGAGGTCAGAACCAGCGACCAACGCGGTGACCTCACCCCTGGCGATCTGAAGGTCAACGACGCAACCGTTGCGGACATAGGTGCGTCCGCGCGGTAAGCGGTTCTCGTAGTCGCTATAGCGTTCGAGGTTTGTGCACCAAGCCTGGCCCCAGAAACTCCTGGCAATCGTGCGGCCGTCGATCTTGACGGGAGCGATGGAGTGTTTCCGCTTCTTTAGTTTGGCCACCTCGCGTTCCGCCTGCCGGCGCTTCTTGGCTACCGAAATGTAGGGTCGCCAGCCGAAGTAGTAGCTCACCCTTAACCCTCCTTTATCGCCGCGCTTAGGTCGAGCGCCACGAGACTCAGCAGCTCTTCATCCTTCATCTCGGTCAACATCATGTCAGCCCCGGCGCTGAGGAAATCCCCAGCCAATTGCTGTTTCGACTCGATCATCTGGTCGATTTTCTCCTCCACGGTGCCGCGGCAGATAAACTTATGGACAAGCACGTTCTTGGTCTGCCCGATGCGGAAGGCGCGGTCGGTCGCCTGGTTTTCCACAGCCGGGTTCCACCAACGATCGAAGTGGATGACGTGCGAAGCTGCGGTGAGATTGAGTCCCGTCCCGCCGGCCTTGAGGGAGAGCACGAAGAACGGGATGCGCTCGTCCTCCTGAAACCGGCGGACTAGGTCCTTGCGCTTGCTGATCTCGGTCTCGCCGTGCAGGACGAGGCCGCGGCGCCCGAACACCGAGCCCAGAAATGCCGAGAGTGGTGCGGTCGTCTCTTTGAACTGTGTGAAAATGAGCGCCTTCTCCTGCCGGGCTCCCAGCACTTCCACGATATCGCGCAGGCGCGTGAATTTGCCGCTGTCCTCCTCAGCCCATGTGCCATCGCCAAGCCACTGCGAGGGATGGTTGCAGATCTGCTTCAGCCGAATGAGGAACGAGAGGACAATGCCTCTGCGTTTGATGCCGTCGACGTCTTCCAGCTGGTCGGCGAGATCATCCACTGCCTGCTGGTAGAGCGCCGCCTGCTTGCGGCTCAGGGGGCAGAACGTTTTCATCTCGGTCTTGTCCGGCAAGTCGGCAATGATGCTCTTGTCGGTTTTCAGGCGTCGCAAGATGTAAGGCCGCACAAGATCGCGGAGCGGGCCGTACGGATTTTGCGGCCGGTCGGCGAGGCGTTTGACGTAGGAGGAAAAATCCTTCGACGAGCCCAAAAGTCCGGGATTAATGAAATCGAAGATCGACCACAGATCGCTCAGTCGGTTCTCAATGGGTGTGCCGGTGAGAGCAATACGCGCTTGCGCCTTGAGCTGTTTGACCGTCTTGGTCTGCTTCGCGGCAGGATTCTTGATGGCCTGCGCCTCATCAAGCACCGTCAGCTGCCACGGCGTCGCTGCGAGCGACGGTAAGCGAGCCAGAAAGCCGTAACTTGTGATGACCAAGTCGACATCCGCCAGATCGCTCGCCCCGAGATTGGTCAATTTCTCGGCCGGTGTCGCGGACGGATGAGCCACAAACGCGTTGAGGCTTGGCGCAAATCGGGCAATCTCGGCTGCCCAATTGGCGAGCAGCGAGGCCGGCGCCACCAGCAGACAGGGCTTGCGCCTCTCACCGCCTTCGCTCTTCAGCACCAACAAGAGCGACAAGACTTGGATGGTCTTGCCGAGCCCCATATCGTCAGCAAGGCATGCTCCGAGCCCAAGCCGAGCGAGCAGATGCAGCCATTGCACGCCGGTGAGCTGATAGGGACGCAGTATACCCTGGAATGAACGACCCGGGTCGACACGCGCGACTCTATCGGGATGGCGGAGCGCGCGGAAGGTCTCGGCCAGCCAGGCGCCGGCAACGGTCTCGCTCCAGGCAACGTCAGACTGTCCGGCAGTTTCGTCCCCGCCAATGCCGGCGCCGGCCAAGAGGCGCATCGCCTCGCCGAACGATAGGCCATCCTCGGCCGCGCGACGCTCGATCGCCTCGAATTGGCCCAGCGTGCGGCTCAATCGCTCGCGATCGACCTCGACCCACTTGCCGCGAATCAAGACGAGCCCATCGGAGTGCGCCAAGAGCCGCTTAATCTCGGCGCGCGTCAGGCTTTCGCCGTCGAGCGTCACGTCCATCCGGAAGTCAAGCAGCGCATCGAGCCCGAGCTGTGACGGCGCGCTGCCTCCAACCGTGGCCTTCACCTGCGGGCGTGCGGGACGATTCATGCGCCAGCTCGCGGGCATCCGTACAATGACGCCAGCGCTTTCGAGGGCTGGAACGTCGCGCAGGAACTGCAGCGCCTGTTGTGGGCTCCATCGCAGTGGGTAAAAAATCTCGCCGCCGTCGACCATGGCTTTTAGCCATGGGCAATGCTCGCAAGCGCGCTGTACCGGCATCAAAAGCGAGAGCAGGCGTTCGCGGTTCCTGGCGCCCGCATATTCCTGCAAAGCCTTGCCGAGCGGGAGATGTTGGGCCTTGGCTTCGGCCGAAAGTTGCGTCGTGTAGGTCGCCAGGAAGGCGAAGGGGGCGTTCTCATCCTTGCGATTTTCGGCGAGGTTGAAGTGGACGCGTCCCACGAGATTCCAGGCCGGATGACGGCTCTTGAGGAACTCCTGCAGGGCGAGCTTGGATTGCGCCAATTCGGCATCGAAGGCCGCATCCATGCCGCGCCAGAGATTGGCCAGGATCTCCGTCGTGAGGTATTCCGCCCCGGTCATGGGCGGGACCGCCGCGGCCATCGTGGCCAACTCGCCGTCCGCAGGGATCGGCACCGGCGGCTTGCTTCGCTCGCCGATCCCTGGGAGGGAGCACAGCGCCGTCACGTAGCGCGCCCCGAATTTCTGCCAAAAGGACAACGTTGGAGGGAGTGTCGTGCCGACCTCGTCGGCGCCGAGGACCAACAACCCGTGCCCGCACCCGCGGGCAAACGCCTGCTCCAATCGGACGCCGCGCTCGACCTCGAGCACCAGCGCCGCGTCCGCCTCCCGCGACGGCACAAGCGTCAGCGCGCCATGCGGCGACAGAACGGGCGCCAACATCACCATCGCGGCTGCATTTTGCATCCGACTCACCCGGCACGGGTCTCCCGTATGCGCCTCGCCGTCTCACCGGAAATTCTGATTCTGCGCAAGAGACCGCCAATGCGGGCATCTGTCCGCCGCCAACGCCTTGATGTCGAATGACGCGTCGAAAAGCGCCATCTCAACCGCGTCGTGGCACTCGGATGAGCGCTCTGTATGATTTGCGACAAGAACACGCTGCAAATGGGCTAATTACAGGCATATCTCGTTTTTGGGTCTTGCTCGCTCTCGGGAATTTCTGCATTGGCGCGAGAGACTGCCGTACCACCACGAAGGCGCAAACGAGACGTGTCGCCACCAACGCCTTCGATGTCGAAGAAAATCGTCTCTGTGCAAACGGTGCCGATGCTGTGCACCTCGCAAACCCCGGAATGTGCGGATGAATTCTCAACGGTCAGCAGACAGATACGTTAGATAGAGAGCGGGATTCGAACCATGAATCTGGGTCGCCGTATCCGTTTGAAAAGTCGAGCAGTTTCAGGGTGTTAGGTACCAGAGAGGGTCGGTGGTCCCCGCTGAGGCTGCGGGAGCCGCTGAAAATTAGCGGCTTCTCATCACAACGTGCGCTGTGAAAACAGATCGGCGGCGTCGACCACTTCATATCCGAGGGCCCGGTAGCCAGCCTCTCGTCTCGTGGCCATTTTGGCAAACATGGGTTCGTGCCCGTCCACGTAGTCGAAGATAATGACCTCCCTCTTGGCTGCATGGAGCCGGTGGAGTCTGCCCGCATACTGCGCGAGGGTTCCGCGCCAGGATATGGGCATCGTGAGAAACAGCGTATCGAGGCGCGCATCGTCAAAACCCTCACCGAGGTAGCGGCCTGTCGCCACAATGACACGCTCTTCGCTGTCCGGCACGGACTGCAGGATCTCGTTCACCTGATTGCGCTGCTTGGCTCCCATTCCACCTTTCAGGACGATCACGTTCTTGGCGAACTTCGTCAGACGCTCAGCAATTGCCTGCAGGTGGTCCTTGCGCTCCGTGATCACGACCGGGGATCGCCCGGCTTCAAGAGCCGAGAGCACGTCATTGAAGATCATATCATTGCGGGCCGCATCGCACGCCAATAGACCATAGAGCTCCTGAATAGAGCCCAGCGTGTCGGCCTTCTCACGCTCGGCATGGAAGGCGGTCCTCTTGATCACAACCTGATGCGAAAATGGTCTTGCAGCCGCCTGTCTCCTCGCATCGACGCGATAGCGGATCGGGCCGCATTGCATGAAGATGATGGGATGATGGCCATCCTTCCGCGTCACTGTTGCTGATAGCCCGACTACGTATTTCGCCTTGGCGGCGCGAGCTACGGCTTCAAAGCTGACGGCGGACAAGTGATGGCATTCGTCCACAACGAGATGTCCATAATCGGCTACGAGATCGGATACCTCGCCTTTCCTCACCAGGCTTTGGATGGTCGCAACGTCAATGAAGCCTGTCGGCCGCTTCCGTCCCCCGCGAATGACCCCAACGCGAGCCGCATCGACATCGAGAAACGCGCGCAGCCGCGCTACCCATTGATCCAACAGTTGTTGCCGGTGCACCAAGACCAACGTGTTCGTATTTCGCTCGGCTATGAGCCTGCATGCGACCACGGTCTTCCCGAAGGCCGTCGTGGCTGCGAGAACACCGGTATCGTG